ATCAGGTGTAGTAATTATTCAATATCCAGGAACTCAAAAAGCTTTAGGCGGAACAGTATCAAGTATTCCAGGATGTAAAACACAACACGTTTTTAATAGTTCAGGAACTTTTGAAACAACAGCAGGACCTTATACAACTCTTGATTATTTAGTCGTAGCTGGCGGTGGAGCAGGTGGCGGTGGTGGACCTGGATCAATAACAGGTGGTGGTGGAGCTGGTGGTTTTAGAACTTCTTATAGTGTTCCAACAGTTGCAGGTATACAATTAGCGGGAGGATCTCATGCAATAACTGTAGGAGCTGGTGCAACAGGAGCGAGAGTCGCTCCAGGAACAGCCGCTAGTGGATCAGATTCAATTTTTAGTACAATAACATCTACCGGAGGTGGTGGCGGTGGTGCAAGTCCTGCAGCCGGTGGAACTGGAGGTTCAGGTGGTGGATCTTTTGGAACTGGTGGAGCAGGTAATACACCTCCAACAACCCCACCTCAAGGTAATCCAGGAGGAACGGGTCACGACGGAGGACCTGTATCTTTAATATCAGCCGGTGGTGGTGGAGGAGCTGGTGGAGCTGGACAAAGTCCAGGAGCTCCAGGAGCTACTTCAGGAGATGGTGGTGTTGGATCACCAACAGGAATTTTTGGTAGTGCACCACAAGCACCAAGTTATGGAACACCCGGTCCAGCGCCAGGTAGATATTTTGCTGGTGGTGGCGGTGGATCAGTTGAAAATACTAGATCAGCACCTGCAGCCGGTTCTGGTGGAGCAGGCGGTGGTGGAGCTGGAGGCGCTAATGCTAGTGGAACTCCAGGAACAGCAAACACTGGTGGCGGAGGTGGCGGAGGATGTGCTGCATCACCAGCAGGTCTTGGTGGTAGTGGTGGAGCTGGAATAGTAATATTAAGAACACCTACATCAGGTTTACCTGCAGGATTTGCAGTAGCGCCAGGAACAAATACAACCTTTACGGATGGTAGTGACACTATAGCTGTGTTCACAGTTACAGGTACCCTAACTTTATAGCTTTACAACATATAGGTGGTGGTATATAAAAAGATAGAAATTAGAGATGAACCTTGTAAACTATTATTATTATTTTAAGTCAGCAATTCCTGAAAGAATTTGTGATGAAATTGTAAGATATGGAAAATCTATATCGGATGAAATGGCTGTTACGGGTGGATTCGGTAATGGAAAAAATTTAAATAAAAAACAAGTTAAAGATCTAAAGAAAAAAAGAAATTCTAATATTGTTTGGATGGCTGATAGATGGATCTATAAAGAAATACAACCTTATGTGCATAAAGCAAACGCAGATGCAGGTTGGAATTTTGATTGGGATTTTTCTGAAGCATGTCAATTTACAAAATATGAAAAAGGCCAGTATTATGATTGGCACTGTGATAGTTGGGAAAGACCTTACATAAGAGAAAACCCTAACGATCCTTCACATATGAAAACTAGAAAACTATCTGTAACTGTTTCTTTATCTGATCCTAAAGAATATAAAGGTGGTGAATTAGAATTTGATTTTAGAAATTTAGATCCTGATAAAAAACCCAATATAAAAAAATGCACAGATATATTACCTAAAGGATCTTTAGTTGTGTTTCCTTCTTTCGTGTGGCATAGAGTATGTCCTGTTAAAAGAGGATCAAGATATAGTTTGGTAATATGGAATTTAGGTTATCCATTTAGATAGGAGAAATATGAAAAAAAAGAAAAAGAAAATAAAAAAACAAGGACCAGTAAAAGAAAAAATGTTTACAGAACATTATTTTACTAATCCAATATACTGGATGGACAAACCAGAATGGGCTAAAGACCTTAATAAAGCATCAGATCCTTTTATTAAAAAAGCCGCTAAAGAGAACGAAAAATTTGTAAAAGAAAGAACAAAAAACTTTGGTGACAAAGGAGATCATGGCATGGTTAATCATTCTACATCTTTAATTAATCAGCCTGGTTTTGAAAAACTTCAAAGTTGGATACTAGCAACTGCATATAATTTGTTAGACGAACAAGGTTTTGATTTATCTGGACATCAATTGTTTTTAACAGAAATGTGGGTTCAAGAGTTTTCCCCATTAGGCGGAGGACACCATACTTTACATACACATTGGAACGGACATATGTCTGGTTTCTATTTTTTAAAAGCTAGCGATAAAACTTCACGTCCTGTATTTCAAGACCCTAGACCAGGAAGAGAAATGATTTTATTACCAGAAAAAGATAAAACTAAAGTTACAATAGCTACATCTCAAATAAACTATAACGTAAAACCTGGAAGACTTATATTTTTTAATTCTTATATGCCTCACTTATACAGTGTTGACAATGGTTATGAACCGTTTAGATTTATACATTGGAATATACAAGCAATACCAAAACCAGTATTACAACATGATAATAAAACACAAATTAAATAATTTTGTATTAACTTTGTTAGGATCTAACAAAACTAAAAGACCTAACGATTTTGTAGAAAACTTTATAGAAGAAAAAAAGAAAGAACTAAGGAGGAAAAAAAATGTCATACTTACTTTTTAAATAAAAGAAGGGTAGCTAGGTTTTTATTTGATAATAAATACATATCACCTTACACAGAATATTTTGGTATATGGAATGATCATCAAGTGCCTAATACTTATTCACACTATTCTGACATAGTTATGGAGACTTTGTTACAAGGCTTACATAATAAAATGGAAAAAGAAACAGGATATAAATTACAACCAGCGTATTCTTATGCAAGAATATATAAAGACGGAGATGTGTTGCATAGACACAAAGATAGATACTCTTGTGAGATATCAACAACACTTAATTTAGGTGGAGATCCGTGGCCTATTTATTTAGACCCTACAGGTAAAGAAAAACAAGCAGGGGTTAAAGTAGATTTAGATCAAGGCGATATGTTAGTTTATATGGGTTGTGAACTAGAACATTGGAGAGAAGCTTTTAGAGGTAAAGATTGTTCGCAAGTTTTCTTACACTATAACGATGTTAAAAAGAAAGGTGCTAAAGAAAATGCGTATGATAAAAGACCTTTCTTAGGCCTTCCTGCATGGTATAAAGGGTTTAAAATATCTAAAAAGTAATATATAATTCCCGTTTGATGAGGGGCATTCATCCACCACACCAATGCTCCTCGTCTAACGGGAAATTAATATGTTACAGAAACTAGGGTTTTTACCAGGATTTAATAAACAGGTTACACCGACCGGGGCTGAAGGACAATGGACCGGAGGTGATAATGTTAGATTTAGATATGGATCACCAGAAAAAATAGGTGGTTGGCAACAGCTTGGTGCCACTAATCTTACAGGTGCTGCTCGAGCCCTACATCATTTTGACGATAACGCAGGTATTAAATACGCTGCAATAGGAACAAACAGAATTTTATATGTTTATTCTGGAGGAACTTATTATGATATCCATCCAATTAGACAGACAATAACAGGTGCAACGTTTACTAGCACCTCTTCATCAAAAACAGTCACAGTAAATTGTGGAACTTCTCATGGATTATCAGATGACGATATAGTTTTATTTGAAGATGTTACAGGGGTAACTGGGTCATCTACTTACAATAACGATACATTTAATAATGTCAAATACATGGTGACTTCTGCTCCCACATCAGACACTTTTACAATTACTATGGTTTCTACTGAATCTGGCACACCTTTAAGTGCATCTGGATCAGCTAAAGTATTATGTTACTATACGGTAGGACCTGCAAAACAACTAGGTGGTTTTGGTTGGGGTACAGGATTATGGAGTGGTACGGTTGCAGGACCAGCTACAACAACACTAGCTTCTACTATTAACGATTCTGTAACTGATATTCCTTTAACTGACACATCTCAGTTTCCATCAACAGGTGAAATTAGAATTGGCTCAGAAGATATTAGTTATACAAATAACAATACAACCACAAATATACTAAGCGGTGGTGCAAGAGAAGTTAATGGTACTACAAAAGCTGCTCACAGTGGTGGTGTAACTGTTACAAATATTTCTGATTTTGTAGCATGGGGTGAAGCATCCTCTGCTGACTTTACCATTGATCCAGGATTATGGGTATTAGATAATTTTGGTACAAAACTTATTGCATTAATTTATAATGATAGATGTTTTGAATGGGACGCAGCTGCAACTAACGCAACTGCAAACAGAGCAACTATAATAGCAAATGCACCAACTGCATCACGACATGTATTAGTATCTACACCGGATCGACACTTAGTATTCTTTGGAACAGAAACAACAGTAGGAACACAGTCATCACAAGATGCTATGTTTATTAGATTCTCTGACCAAGAAAATATTAATGGTACAGATGCATACACAGTGACTGCAGAAAATACTGCAGGTACACAAAGGCTTGCAGCAGGTTCTAAAATTATGGGAGCTATACGAGGTAGAGATGCAATTTATGTATGGACAGATACTGCGTTGTTTTTAATGACCTTTGTAGGTGCACCGTTTACTTTCTCTTTTCAACAAATAGGAAGTAACTGTGGATTGATAGGTAAGAATGCCTGCGTAGAGGTAGATGGCACAGCTTTCTGGATGTCAGAAAATGGTTTTTTTAGATATGATGGTCAACTAGAATCTATGGATTGTTTGGTAGAGGATTTTGTTTATGACGATTTAAACTCTACACCTAGAGATTTAATTAACGTAGGATTAAATAACTTGTTTGGAGAAGTTATGTGGTTTTATTGTAGTGCAAACTCTACAGTTATAGATAGAATGGTTTCGTATAATTACATTGAGTCTTATAGTAGAGCTAGTCCTAAACAAGCAATCTGGACTACAGGAACATTACCACGTACAGCGTGGGCAGACTCTGCTGTATTTGCTAAACCTCATGCTACTTATTATACAGATAGTGACAACTCATCAGACGTTGTAGGTAACACTGACGGACACACAATATACTATGAACATGAAACGGGGACAGATCAGGTTGTAGCTGGTGGTACGGTTACACCTATCTTAGCAGAAATTACATCTGGAGATTTTGATATTACACAGAAAAGAAC